ATAGAGCGTCTTGAAGCCCTCATTCTCGCGCATGAACACATGCGGCACGTAGTCGGTGGCTTCCTGCGCCCATTGCTCGTCCTGGGGCGCCAGCGGCGTGAATTGCACTACGGCGTCACTGGAGGCGAATACCCGCATCATTCCGGGCATCAGGCTTTCAATGGTGTCCGCAAACTCGCTGGTGACAATCTTGGATTGGCCTTCCTGCTCGTCGCCCGTGGGGTTGCGGTCGTAATAGTTGAACGCCCGCTCACGTACCGGCGTTAGCTCGGCCATCTGCCAGTTGTAGGCGGCCTGTTCTTCCTTGCGGAGAATGGCAATCAGCGCCTCGTCATCAAGGCCGGTGTATTCCTTGGATTCAGCGGCTTTGGCTTCGTTGTCGATCGCGCTCATGCGGCCCTCCGTCTGCGGCAGGCCGCCGCAAAGTCATCCCGGTAAACCTTGATCCCTACGTGGCTCAGGTCGGAGCGCACGTCGCAATGGATCTTGAAGCCCGCTTCACGGGCGCGGCGGCAAAAGGCGTAATCCTCGGTCAGGAACTCGCCGTTCTCGTCACGCATGGAATCGAACGCCGTGCGCGGGTCCACTTTGTCGAATACATGCCGGGCAATGCACATGAAGCCCGTGGGAAGCTCGTTGCATTCGGCAAAGCCGCGCGAATCAGGCTCGCCGATGGCCTCTATGTCGATCGGGAAGCCAGCGCCCTCATGCTTGATGGGATAGACGCCGCCGCAGATGTCGAAGGGGCCGAGAAGCCGCCTGAAAGCGTCCTTAGAGAAACCCACATCGGCGTCAATGAATACCAGATGCGTGAAGTCGCCCGCCAGGAAATGCGCCACGCAGTCGTTACGGGCTCGGTCAATATGGCTGTCCCGCCTGAAATACACATCGCCGCCACTCATGCGAACCGCAGGCCATACGCGCAGCAGGCCCGTCAGGTATTCGACCGATACCTGTCCGCCATAGGCCGGGGTGCAGATGAGCGGCCTCATCGCACGTAGCTCCGCAGCTTGGCGATGGCGTCCTTGGACAGCGTGTTAACCGTCTGCACCGGATACGCGAACGTCAGCGCCAGGGCATCGGCATCGTCCGGCGACGCCAACCCGCGCTTTTTCATGTCCTGCTTGCGCTCTAGCTGAATCTCATTGTTGGCGTTGTAGCCATACTCGACGCCGACAAGATCAGTCAGCAACTCGGGGTCCTTGTCGATGCAGCCGTGCTTCAGCCAATCGCGCATGAAGCCCCACATCTCCGCGCGCTTGTTGGCGTAGCGGGCCGCCGCATCGGACGAGTTGGAACGATCGGCGGCAGAGGCGAAGTCCACAGCCACAAGGCCGGGCAAGCCCAGCGACTGCAAGCGGTCATAAACGCCCCAGCCCATGCCGGTTACGTCGATGAATATGCCCTTGGCGCCTGCGCTCTTAGCCTCTTCCATGACCCGGCTTGCGATCTGCATCAGGTCGGGGACGCGGAGCTTGATAGGCGGCAATACCCGCGCATTACGGCCACGGCGAAAGCGGATTACCGTCTGGTCATCGCCATGGCGGGCTACGTCCACGCCCATGACGACAGGCTCGCCGGCATCCTGCTCGGCATGGCGCTCGCTTGCAGCGGCAACCCGCTCGCTGTCGATAAACTGCATGGAGCCGGCGCGGGGAAACTCGCCTTTCACGCGGACGCGCATGAAGTCGCTATCCTCGCCGTAGTCATTGGCCCATTGCTCAAGCTGGGCCTTGTTGGTGAAGCTCACCGTGCGGCTATCAACCTGCTGCCTGTTCCAGCGGTGGCGGAAGCGGCCAAAGCACTCGCGGAACCGGCCTACGTTGCGGGTCGGGTTCCCAAAGGCGCACCAGATAATCTCAGTATTGGCGTCAGTAAGCGCGCCCTCGGCCACTTCCCATACCTTGTCCGCGATGGCTGAAGCCTCGTCGAATATCAGGATGATGCGGCTGCCCTCGTTATGCAGGCCGGCGAATGCCTCGGTGTTGTTCTCCGACCATGTGAGGGCGTCAGCCTTCCATGTCTCGCGATAGCCGGGCTCGTCACGATAGAGCGACGTGGCCGTAGAAGTGAACATTTCCCGCCCAAGGCACAGGCGATACCACTTCAGCAATTCCGGCCAGGTCTTCGTGCGCAACTGCGGCTCGGTGTTGGCCGTCACCGCGACGCGGGCGTTAACGCAGGTAAACAGGCCCCATAGGATAATCCACGACACCAGCGCCGACTTGCCGACGCCATGGCCAGATGCAACGGCCTCGCGGATCACGTCTGCGGGGTTCTTCAGCCCGTCGCGGATCTCGGCCAAGACCTTCTGCTGCCAAGCCTCAGGACCTTTTTTGTCCTTGAGCGGCCCCGGTTCGCCCCAGGGAAACGCCACGCGCACAAAGCCCAGCGGGTCGGCGGCGTATTGCCCCAAAAACTCCGCTAGCTCGGTGTCGCCTTGGCTATCCAGAGGCATTGGCCTTCTTTGCTCGCTCACGGGCTGCGGCAAGAGCCTCGCTAAAGCCCACGGTCACGTTATGCTCGTGATGCTCAGTTGCCTTGCCGTCGAGGCGGTCGCCTATTTCCTTGAACGCCGCTGGCTCGCCTGCTTCCGCCTTACTCACAACAGCTTCAGCAATGCGGTCTAACCGCTGCTCTTTCTCGACGCGCTTCAAAACCGCGCGCCTCAGGGCCTCACGCCAGAGCTTGTCCGCGTAAGGTCCCGAGGGTGCTTTTTTAGAGGGGGAGCCCAACTGCTATCCCCTTGATCTCATTACCTGAGCGCCAGGCAGGCGATGTAGTCCAACTGGAGGGTCTCCGCCGTGGTGCCGCTGGCGCCGGCCTTGACGCAGACGTTCAGCGACATGGCATTGAGGCCGGACAAGGTGATGGTCTGGACACCGCCAGCCACGAAGCCGTTACCGTCGCCGATGTCCACGAAGGGATAGACGTTGCCGGTGGTGGCCGTGCCGTCGAAATACATGCCGACGCGGATTTTCTGGTTGGTTACGGCGGTGGCGATCGTGGCCGGGGTGCTTTGAGTCGCGCCGTTCGAGGTCAGGCACTTAACGGCCATGCCGCCCTGCGCCTTGTAGACAACCGCGCCGCTGAAGTTGGCAAGCGGGCCTGCCGCGCCAGCCTGAAGGCCGCCCGTGGTGAAGGTGTCCATCCAGCCAACCGACCACGAGGAAAGGTTGGTCTGCGCTTCATTGACCGTGAAAGCGGCCTCAAGCCAGTGTTCTTTGCCAGAAGCGAAAAGCCAGTTTTTCGCCGTGGTGTGAATGCTCATGTAGTCGTCATTCGAGCCGGCGGTGACGAGGTTGTAGACGCCACCCGCGACGTTCTGGAAAGCGTTCGTGCCGCCCGTGCCTTTGGTCGTGGTCCAGGTCGTGCCATTCAGCGCGGTGGCGCTGGACTGCATGAGGCAGTCTTCCTCAAAAAAGAAATACCGTTTGATATTGTTGTCGGAAAGGCTGGGGGCGCCGATCCAGAGCGCATCCGATGGCGCATTCACGATACGCGAGCCCTGCCACACAAGCGAATCGTCAGAGGCGTGATACAGGTACTCGGAGATTGCGCGCTTGGGACCAGGGGTGCCGGGCATATTGGGGCTCCGTCAGAGAGGTTGACCGGAGCGCCGCCGCCCCGAGTGCTAGCGGCTTCTCATGTAGGGCAATGTTAGGTTTGAAAGTCAAGCCCCGATGCGTCTGCAAGTAGCCAATCGCGGCGACTCCAATGCGTGCGGTTGGGTGTCGGTGTTGTGCCGGCAGCGCGGCGACGTTCTTGGATCGTGAACACGGAATGTCCGGTTAGTTTGGCAATGCGCCACGCTGGGAGGCGCGGGTTGGCCTCAAGCGTGGCTTGATGCTCGGGAAGCCACTCGCGCCCGTTCACGCCGCCTCCTGTTCCGCGTTTGCGGCGGCAGTCTTGGTGGTGGATTCCCAATCGGCGCGGGTCATGGGGATGTTCCAGCAATCGTCAGCCTTGAGGCTCGGCATGATGGTGCCGTGAATGTCGCGGCGGCGTGCGCTGATGGCGCGATGCTGGGCCAGTTTCAGATGCGCGGTCGTGAGCCGCAGGCGCTGGTTGCCCGGCTTCCACGCCAGCACGTTCGCCAAGGGCTCTGCAATGAACTCCAGAGCCCGCATGACCTCGCGGACGCCATTCGCGCCCCTATGGCCTTGGGCCTCTCGCCACTCGGCCATGATCTGCCGAACCTTTTCGCCGTGGGCCGTGAAGTCCAAGGCAGGCCCGCCGGTCCCAACCGAGATCACCGGCATATGGGCCTCGATGTCGGCGGGAATCGGAAACGGCTTGCGTGTGTTGGCGTTAAAGCTCGACATGCAGTCGTGCAGTGCTTTCGCCAAATGCGGCCCCTCGCGCTTCTCAAACCGGGCCTGAAACACCGGCTTGAACGTCGCCATGGCTTCCGGTGTTGCGCCTGGATATGCCCGCATGATTGCGGCCAGCAATTCCGTCACGGTCATGCGGCACCTATCGCTTTGAGGCCTTCACGAATGCGGCGTTGGTCCCATGTCTCGCGGGGCTTGAAGCGAGCGGCGATCCACGCAACCGGATCGACGGGGTTTTCCTGCTCGCAGGCTTCCATGGTCAGCCTCACGGCATCGTCATCGCGCTGTTCCGACAGCCATTTCCCGACAAGGCTTCGGCAATCCTTGCCTGCTCGCTTGTTGAGCCATGGCAACAACTCAGCGAAAATCACATCGCGTGCTGGTGGGCGCCAGCCCGAGCCTTTTGGCTCGGAATTAAGAGTCCTGTCCTGTCCTGTCTCATCGCGTCTCATCTCATCTGCCGTTCCAGAACGCGTTCCGGCTGCGTCGTGTCCGCGTCCTGTCCCCGTCTCCGTCCGCGTTCCGTCCCCGGATTCGCGACGTGCGCGGTACTTCGCTTTCCGCTCCCTGTCCTTAAGACGGCGCTCCCATGAGTCCTTGGCAAACTCGGCCAGCGCGCGGTGATACAGACGGCCATCAGTGCAGATCGCGAAGCCGTACAAGGCCCGCTCTTTCACCTTGCGCCATGCCTTTAGGTCGCGGCCAAAGCCTGCAAGCCTGCAAAGCGCAACGTCATCGTCAGGAAGGCTGGCGGCGGGAACCTGATTCCAGGCGGCCCACCAAAGCTGAAGCGCAGCGCGCCATTCAGAGTCGGTTGCGTGCGCGTCAAAGTCTGAGCCGAACAGACGACCACCATAAAGCGGCATCCATTCCAGCCCACGCAGATCACAGTCTGCGGGCGTCAAGGGAGTCAAAGCACAGTCCTCTTTGTTGCTCATCACCGCCTATTTCCAATTTCAGCGGTGACGAAGGTGCCGGAGGTGAAAACCCACCAAAGAGGAATGGGCGCGGGCATTA